CAAACGGCCTACCGTGCTTGTTGAGTGGTAATGGTGCTGGGTGCATGTTCTCGTTCTCTATCTCGTCTGGCATGCCCCAGAAGTTCCTCCACCTGCCACCGTGACCCACGATGAACTGGGGCTTGTAGGACGACTGACCCTTGCTGTTGTCGAGCCATACGCAGAAGTTCCTGCCGCTCGCACCGGGAACAGTGCTGTGAATGACGACGGTATATCCGGGGTTACCGTCCAAATCCTGAACCTGCCTCCCTATGTGCGCTCTGAGGTAGCCCATGTGAGTACCCCTGTCACTCGACTCGAATGCGTCGCCAGCGTCCCACCAAGGGGCGGGGTCATGTGCGCTGCCGGTGGTGTTGGCATCGAAGACCCGCTTTGCCTTGGTCGCACCAGCCTGATTGATGATACGAACCATCTCATGGGCTGCGCTCTCTATGTCTGTGACATCCTCTGCGAGGGACAGGGAGCCGACATCGATGTCCAGTCTCCTGATGAACTCCATCTGCTTCCATTGCGGCAGGTGCTGCAACCTGCTCTCCTCATGGGAGATGAGGTCGAGGGTGTTGGCTCTGATGCCCTTGAGAGCGAGGAATGCGGGGATGACCCGTGTGCCGTCTGGAGTGTCGTGGAATGTGCTGGACTCTCTCAGAGAAGCACTGGGTGTGCCCTTCCTGAGTTTCTTGAGTTCAGTGACGAAGAGGTCATCGAAAGACCTGACTCTGGAGAACTCGTGCTTGATTGTGGCGAAGAGAGGCAGCACCGTCTCATCCGACGTCCTCATCTGCGAACTGTCACCAAGCGCGTAGTCTGAGAGACCACCTGACAGTGAGTAGCCCGTGTGGGAGTGGTGTCCATGCGCCTTGCCGTATATCGATGGGGAGGTCGCGCTGGTTGACGATGGTGCCATGCTCGAGGGCAAACTGCCTGACAGGGGAGTCAGCACGTCTGTACCTATCCTGTTGGCGACGTCATGGGCGTAGGCTGACTCGATGAACTTGGACTGCTGGGTGGAACGGAGGTAGGGATTCTGCGAGGGGAACCCGTTAGCGACGTCTATCTGGGTGGTAGCCCAAGATGGTCCTCCCCCTGTGTTGGTGGCGACGTACTCTGCCAAGTCAATCAGGGAGCCGTCCTTGATGAATTTCCTCGGCCACCCTATCTCGACGGTCTTGGCGCTCGTCTGCACCTGCATGAAGATGTCTTGGAAGGCGATGAACTCCCTGTCATGGGCCACGTCATAGAGAAGGACTCGGGTGTGGTCGTCATCAGCGAGGTATGGGTCGACGTATGCCACCGTGGGTGCGTCGGAGGCGTTGAGACCCAGCGCCTTGTAGTTCTCCTCGATGGTCTTGTTCACGTGTTGCGCGTAGTTCTGGGCAGTCTCTATGCATGTCTTGCCGATGAGGAAGTTCTCCAGTGGCACGCTGCTGCGAGGCTCGTCGCTGAGCGTGGCAGCGCCGCCTGTGAATCCCTTCCATACCCTCGCCTCGTTCAGGACCCCCCTGCTCTTGGCGAAGAGTCCCTCCATGGCGTGTGGGTTGTTGAGCGTCATGTTCGACCATACGGTGTCTCCGTTCCTGAAGCCGCCAGAGGCGTATGGGTAGACCCATGTCCTGTTTAGTATGGCGTCGGGGTCCTCCACGAAGGCGTTGCTGAATGAGATGAAGAGGGGTTGGGTAGTTACCGTCGTCGCTGCATTGGCGGTGAGGGTGACCGTGTAGTCAGTACCACCCGATAGGTCCCTCGTCGTCATCTTGGATACGGTTCCGATTGGAGTCAACTTCCCGCTTGCCTTAACGAACAGGTGGTCCCCCTTCCTGAGATTCGGTCCCAGTGTGTTTGACGTCAACGGACTGGTACCGACTGAGAAGAGGCTGACTGATGCGCTGCTGGTGGAACTGGCTGTGAGGGTCCACCCAGTAGCCTCTATGCAGTATGCGTCATACTCCTCGTCCAAGATTGATGCGTTGTTGACGGCGTTTATGTTCGACCTGTCGAAGTTGAGGATGGCCCTGCTCCTCCTGCTGAGGGTGATGCGGTTCCCCTCTGTCAGATACGAAGGTACGGACCCAGCACTTGGGTTGTAGAAGCCGAGCGCGATGGAGTTGGCAGGCACGTCATGGCTGTCAGCGGTCCTTATCCTACCGTAGTAGTGCAGCCTCCTCGTCGTCCCGGCGTCGTCCAACTCCACCTCGTAGAGGAAGTCTCCTACGCTGAAGTCGAGGGACGTCTGGCTGTCGAAGCCGAAGTCTGGGAACGTGGAGAAGTCCTCGTCGGATGATAGTGACACGATTGCTATCCCCATACCACCGGGCCCAGCGTCATCGACGAAGCCCCTGACTGTGGCTATCACACCAGTCGCCCTCTTGGGGACGATGCGAGCAGCGTGGGGGTTGCTCTCAGGACCGGCCTTGAACTCGACTGCACTGACGTATTGCCTGAGCCCGTAGTCGACATTGCCGCCCTGCGTCTTCACACTGGCAGTGTCGTGGTAGTGCTCGGAGCGATTCTCGTATGCGACGCTGGGGGTGTACGGCTCGTCTCCGATAGGTGTGAGCGACTCGCTCGGGACTCCACCACTGAGGAAGACCGGCATCCCCACCCTGTACTCTCTCCTGAACTGCTTGGTCATTGCCCATTCCTTGTCGGGTATGACGAGGTAGCCACCTGCATTCGCCTCCGTGTAGAGGGCCCAAGCGCCGCTCTCCAAGAACACCCTTCTGAACCTAGGTCTGTTGTCTATCCCCTGATACTTCTCGGTGTAGGCGCCTGATATGGCGGATGAGGATGGGAAGATGGTGATGTCACTGACGTGGAGTTGCAGGTTGCTTCCATCCACCACTATGTTCTTGCTGATGAATGCCCTCCTACCTGCGTTCCTCTTGCTGACTGCGAGGGCGTAGGCCGAGTGCTTGGCCCTGTCGCTGTTGAACGGCGAGCCCGGACGCCTGCCCACTGGCGTGGGGTTCCACGTGTGCGCGGTGTAAGTGGCGTCTACGCTGAGTCTCAGGGAGTTGTCAGGTCCGGGGAACACACCTGCGATGTCGTCGTCGAAGACTTGGTTCGTGAATATGGGTATCTCCACGAGTGCTCTGGTGCTCGCGTACTGGGTGCCGAGTTGGTAGTCATGGTTGACGTCCTTGCCGCCCCCTTGGAACATGCGGTCGTTCACGGTGCTGCCATCCTCGCTGAGTGACTCGGTGCCGAAGTCAGGCTCCGATGACAGGACGGCTGTGATTGGGTCGGCAGTCGCTCCCAATGTGACGTTGGATGCCTTGCCCGTTGCCTTGAGCCAATTGTCGAATGTGCCGTAGTTGGTTCCGTTGGCATCCAAGTAGCGCTGTGTCTGGGAACTGGAGTTGACCGAATGGGTAAAACCTACAGTTTGATTATTGCTAGTACCTCCGCCAGCGGCAGGAGAGGTAGAGGTCACTTGAGTCGGGGAGTCTATTCTGAGTATTCTAGCCTCACCACCAAACAGACCATGGTTCACTAGCATACCGACAACGAGGTCGGATGTACCACCCACTATGTTGTCGATGACACCGGTGCCGCCATTGACGGTGGCAGTCTTAGATATCTTATCGGTGAAAGTGAAAGCCGTTCCGTTCTTGGCGTCATAGAGGGCACTTGCACCGTCATCGAGGTACACGCGTCCCTTCTTCGCAAAGCCGTAGGTTCCCCAACTCGCCATGTTGGGAGACTCGTTGTTCATCGGCTTGACGTTGAGCGTGGCAACCTTGGCTGTGCTGTACGCCACGCTCTCGGTCCTGACGTGGTATCCTCTCTGCGTGGAGAAGGGAAGGCGGGATAGTGGGCTGGGGTCGTATGTGGGTTTGATGTCCGATGTGCCCTGACCGGGACCACCGAGCGTGACGGTGACTACTGGCGCGTTGGGCTCTATTTCCTTGACGATGTGCGAGTCTGGGCTACCTGCGCCGGTCTTGGAGACGGTCCTGCTGACTGCTGCCTCGCTGAGACCACGGCACTGAATCACTGTGCTCTTGACACCATTGCTCTCCTTCTCCTCCACGGACCGCACCCTCGCCCTGCTCATGTGGTAGAGTAGGGTCGTGATGTTGGGCTCGATAACACCATCCGCCATGCTCCTTAGATGAGTCATCTGGTTGACTCTCCTGCGGTCACTAGGTTGAAGGTATATTCTCATGTTGGAAGTATTGCTATCGGTAATCGGGTGATTGTCAATCACATCGAAGAACTCGTGGATATGTGTGTTGCTGGACGTGCTGCCGCTGTCGAACTCACCGTTCGATGGGCTTGAGACTACCGTCGATGGCTCTCTCCTCGAGTAGATGGTCTTGTCAGTCAGCGTCTTCTGCTTGCTGTTTGACACGGTGTTGATGAGCATTCGGTGGAAGACGCTCTCGTGAGTGTCACTGGTGGTGTGACTCGCCGTGACGATTTTGGGAGGGGTGTTCGGTTGAGCGGAGGAGTCGCTCCTCGGTGTGTAGTTGGTTGAGCCATCGGAGAAAGGCGTGAACCTCTCGTCCAACTCGTCATCCGACTCGTACCCCTCGCTAGTGTCACCGACGAGGGAGTTGGGCTTGGAGATGACGCTGTTGAAATCCGAGTTGCTCATGGCGACATCGATGTACCCACCGGGCGCGTGTAGAGTGAGATTGCCATTGCCGATGGCCGTGTTGATGACATCGTACACGGTGCTGCCTCCCCCGACCGGGGTGACGCCAGCGGGCACGGTCTTCTCGACCATGAGGTAGGGAGTCGCTGTTCCAGAGTCACCAGTGGCCTCCATCGACTTGCCGGTGATGTCGATGGCGTTGTAGTGGACCTCTACGAAGGGTGCGAGATTGGAGGTTGACAGGCTGGGGACGTGGAGTATGGCTACTCTCGAGTTCCTGCTGGGCCTGAGATGGTACCTCCTCGTCTCGCTGTCTATGTCAGCAGCCACTGAGGGGAGTTCAGTGGGAACCGGTCCCCTGAGCATGAAAGGTAGGATGTCGAGTGCTGTACCACCTATGGCAATGACCTCTTTACTGCCAGTAGGCAGTCCGTTTCCCACTATCGTATTTACTTCGCTGGTGCTAGTAATATCATTGATAGTGAAGTCACCGGTGTTCTGGAGAATGTCCACTCTGGCGTTTATTCCTATCTGGTTCTCTACTCCTTTTAAGGCAGCATCATAATACACGTCAATTGTGTCGACTCCAGCGTCTATCGTCTGGTTGATGATTTCCTCGCTGGGGTCTGGAAGCATGCGTAGGAATGGATGACCGTCGACGTGATTGAGCGAGTGCCTACCGCTGTGTCCAATCTTGAACTTCTCATCGACCACTGTCGTGTCCCACGCTACTGCGAACGGGTTGTCGGTGTCGACGTCGGTCGTGGACATCCTGCTTGAGTACACTATGCCGTGATTGTCGTATCGACACTCGTCGATAATCATCTGACCGGTCCTGTCTATCATCTGAGTGGAGTAGTGGAGTGGTTGGTACGGGCTACCAGTACCGCTGTCTATCAGCAAGTCAGAGCCCACTACCACGAAGAAGTCGTCGACGTCGTTCGTCCTCGTGTGCAATGCTGTCCTCAGACCATTGGCATCACCGTTGACGAAGTCTATGTGTATGCTCGAGACTAGCATGTAGGGAGTGCTGTCTATGTCGTTGATTGAGTGTAGCCTTACCCTCTCTGGCGGCTTCTGGTTGGGCTTCTTCGTCTTCGGGTTGATAGAGCCAGCATTGATGAGTAGGTTGTAGGGAACATGCGCGACGCTTCTAGTCGTCGTTGTCCCCGGTGTGGTGTGTGCGTCGAAGACCTTGTAGTTGCCCATCGAGTACGGTGATGCTGTGAAGTCGACGGTTCCCGAAGTGACCGTATTACCAGTGAGTGTGCTTGCCAGTGAAGAGGCATCGGAGGCTGTGGCGAACAGTATCTTGGTGAGACCACCCACGGTGCTGAAGGAGGGGTTAATCTCGAACAGTCCCTGAACGGGCGCGATTGGCTCCTCGAACCTGTAGAGCACGAGGGTGTTCTCATCGACGAGTGGTGCGTTCCTGTTGATTAACGAGTCTGTGAACCTGTTGGAGAGGTGCAGACCCTCCATGACTCCCCTGAACTGGCCTCCCTTACCACCGACGAAGATATGATGGTCGCTCTTGTTGAGTGTGAAATCGCTGTCCCTGAGCGCTTTCTTGACCATCAACTCACCATTGATGTAGAGCACTGCTTCTTCACTACGTAGGGCAGCGACGACGTGTATGAGCGGCCTGTGATTGATGTTGAGTGAGGTCGCGTCGTCGTATGAAGAGTTGAAGCGATTGTAGGAGTCGTGCGGGCCACCGAAGGTGGAGGGTGGGTAGACGGTTCCGTCATACCCGTTGGTCTCCTCGACGGCTGTGCTTAGCCTGACGACCTCGATGCCCGTGGGTCTGTCGAGCGTGATGGTGAAGACCGCTGGTCCGGGGGTGTCTACGTTGCCTATGCTCAGTGAGAACTGGTCCTGCTTCTGGACAATGACACCACCGCAGTCCGGTTGCACCCAAGCCTCTATGCAGAACTGGTTGCCGAACAGACCGCTCGTCAGGGTGGTGGTCTGAGAGCCGCTCGGGTTGCTCGAGAGCAGGGTTGACATGGTCTTGCCGTCAGGCGTCAGGTCACCGAGTTTGGTGTGTCTGCCCTGTGGTATGATGATGCTGTCACTGACGCCATCGAAGAAGAATGCGTGATTCGTCCTCCCCAGCACAGCCATCTCTTCACCGTTCAAATCATGTTGTCGATAGGTGAGAAGTCCATCCTGAACCCATACACACTCTCACCAGCGTCGTAGAAGATGTCCATCTTGGTGACAGTGCCCTGTATACCAGTGAAGTTGTCACCGGTGCTGAACTTCGTGCTGGCAGGTAGTGTGTTTCCCTCGCTGGACTTGTCCTTGGCATTCTTCTTGAGACCAATCGGCATGAAGAAGTTACGGGCGACATAGGTGTCACCACCAGCCTGTATCTTGGAGTTGTATGGTATCTGGATGCCGATGATGTAGTCATGGTCACCTGACGATGAGTTGATTTTTAGACCACCGCCGGCGATTGCTAGACCACCTGCAAGTCCTAGTGAGAAGAATGCTGCAATAGCACCTATACCAATCGCTGCACTACCAAGTCGAGTGACTTCAGGGATGTTCCTGCTTGAGTTGTTCAAGATGCCGTAGAGGTCCATAGCCTTGTCACCGGCGCTCTTGGCAATGGAATCTCTACCACCGCTGAAGACCTCTATGTGTGGTTTCCTTGGCCTGCTCAGATGATGGACACTACCACCGAAGCCAAAACCAATTATCGCGGTGTTGCCAATAGCACCAATAACGTCATGTGTTACCCTCAGCGCGGTGTTGAGCCCGAGCGAGTTCTGATTGATTAGGCTGTTCACCACGACCGCTGATATAGTGGGAACGTCTGTGTTTATCCAGTCGGCGACACCTTGCGTGAACTGAACTGCGGTGATTCGAGTACCATCGGTGCTCTTGATGCGGAGTTTATCGGTCACCGTGTTGTACCCCGGCGTACCGGCAGTCTCCTCGAAGAAGAGGTTGAATGATGTTCCAGCGGAGTCTCTGATAGTCATACGAGCAGATGTAGTGGATATGAGTAGGCTGTCGATGTTGTCGTTGGTGACGAAGACGTGGCCAAAGTCACCTGTGTTGGCACCTTTCTGCGATACCGAGAAGTCGATGAGCGCAGATGCGTTCCTAGCCCCACTCCCCTGAGTATCATCCGTGAATACACCCTCCACGACGATGAGGGACTTGTTCTTGTTGAGGTCTATGCTGAACCTCCTACCACCGGCGGCAGGCAGGGAGTGAGGGGTCACGCCCCTGTCGACCGTGAAGGCGATGTTGGTGGCATTGAGTTCGATGAGGTTGTCGTTATCCTGTACGAGCCTGATTGGTGTGCCGTTCGCTGCTGCCATGTCTATAACCTCGGTGCCCTCGTCAGACCGGCGTTGTACCTAGCCAGTTCCCTCTGAATCTCATTGCCTATCTCGAGTGCCATCTGCTTCTTGTCCGACCTATCAGTTATGCCACCCGCGTTCACGGTGACGTTGACCGCGCCCCTGCTTGCTGCGTAATTTTGCATGGCGGCGATGTCAGCCTTCTGCTGATTACGCACTTGAGCAGAGGCAACTTGCTCTTCCTTTATCTTGTCTCTTATTATGGCGTCTGCATAACCAGCATCGGACACTTGCTGAGCAGTTGTGAATTCCGACACCGGTGCTATCGCCTCCTCGACCTTCTTCTTGTCGAATATGCTGAAGAATGCATCCTTGACATCATCCACGGCATCGCCTAAATTACCACTGACTTCCCCAATTACACCTCCGACCTTTTCCTTCGCTTTATCGAACCCATCACCCAATTTTCCAGCAGCGTCTGTTATTTTATCCTCTATCTCACCGAGGGGACCTGCAGCGATGGTGCCTAATGTGTTGAACACGGATGAGAATGCTCCTCCTAGACCACTGATTGCACCGGTGATGCTCGATAGACCACCAGAGATTGTAGTGAGCAGCCCTTGAAGGGATTGCATGGCACCGACTATCGGTAGCATCAGAAGTCATCCTCCATCTGCAGGAAAGAGTAGTCGAGGGATATGGTCTCATTGCCTGTCTTGTCCTGCATGAAGACCCGCTTCCTCTCCTTGCTCTGCTCCTTATCGACCGCCATGGCCCATGCGAGTGATTGTCTGAACACGCCTCTCCCCATATTCAATACCTCTGTCAGCGATACACCATAGTGCTTGGCCACGATATAGGCGAACAGTTGAGTTTGCAGTTCGATGTCCTCTGTCGTCTCGACCTTGCCGCTCGACAGGAACCTCTGCACCCTCATCTGTTCGCCTTGGTAAAATCCCCCTGTATCGCCTCCGCCAACTCAGTCGGCTTCGGGAGATGAGCGCTGATTTGCTCGCCTATGTAGGCAGAGAGATTCAGCATCTCATCTGGAGAGAGTCTCGGGTTCGTGCGTGTCACGAAGTTCTGGAAGGCGTAACGCCAGTACGCCTCCAAGTCGAAGGAGATGTTGCCACCCTCTACTGAGAACATCTTCTGTGCTGCTTTCTGCACGTCGAAGAACGTCATGTCGCGCACCCACACTTCCATCACGACCTCTGGGTCGTCGGGGTCCACTTGTATCTCATGTCGTTTCTCATTCGTCTGTGTCATCAATCTGTTCTTGTCCACTATCTGGGGCATCTTCATCACCTATGGTTGCAGCCGCTTCCTCAGCGGGGGCATCCGACTCCTCCTCGGCAGCCGCTTCTTCAGCGGGGGCCTCGGTCTCATCTTCGTCCGGTGTATCGAGGAGTCCCTCGTCATGACGTCGTAGTCTCATTACGACCTCTGCCTTGGTTCCTCGAATGGTAATTTTCCTGCGCCTGCACTCCTCCTGCAATTCACGCACGGTGTATGAGGAGTAGTCACCCATGGCCATGGTCGGCTCCTCCACTGGTGGTGTAATCTCTGGCTCTGGCTCTGGCTCTGGCTCTGGCTCTGGCTCTGGCTCTGACTCTGGCTCTGGCTCTGGCTCTGGCTCTGGCTCTGGCTCTGGCTCTGGCTCTGGTTGAGAGTCCTCTTGTATGGGCCCCCTATCAGCAGCCTCCTGTATACTCTCTTGGATTTCATCCATCTGGCTCTCATGCTCGCTGTCCCCTGTCTTGATTCTATCGATGAGGTCGTCCCATCGTGGGTCAGCCGGTGGGTGGGCAGAGTCTGCGAAGTCAGTGTGACTGGAGAGCGCTTCCTCTGCTATGTTGACCCAACCGGGCTTGAAGAGTTCGTCAATCTCCGGTCTGGTTCTGACTTTCATCATCTTGGCCTTGAAGGGAAGTCCCGTCTTCTCACAGAGCCACTCGAGATACGCTGCATGTCCGTTCCTGTTGAAGTATCGAACTCTCTCTATATCTGTCGGCCACATCTTAATCCCTCAACTGTGCATCAACGTGTCCTTGGCTATGACGTGGACCGTCTTGGGGAGTATCTTCAGTGTGGAGCGTAGAGGGCCCTTGTCCTCGGGTATCGGCAACGGAGCCTCTACGATGAAGTAGTCGTCCATGACGATATCGATTGACTCTCTCGTTGCACCTGCTCCTTGCTTGGTGAATGACAGTCGTATCATATCGGCGTCAGTGGTGTTGCTGGTGTCGTCGTCGTAGTGGTCTACTGCTCTCCTCATCTTGTGGTAGAAGACAGGGTCGTCAACGATAATCTCCATCTCCAAGTCGTACTCCGTCTTACCCTCCACTGCGAGGGATGGGTTGCGTGTCCCAGCGAAGGGGACTTGGTCCTGCTCGGAGTCAGCGACGTTCGCGCCGTTGATGGTGTAGTACTGCTGGACGCCAGTGGTACCGTTCAGATTGAAACTGACGACTTGACCGACCTGTACTCCTGCCACTGTAATAATACCATTGTAGAACATGAAGGGCTTCTGGGTCCTCTTGGCGATACCAGACTCCTTGCGCTTCACCTCGTTGTTGGCGGTGTCCTCGAAGAGCCTGTGAGTGTCGTACCTGTCACCCTTGGTGCCCTCGAGCCTGCCGGTGTCCGTGTAGACGAGTGCTGAGTCGAAGTCGACGGTCAGCCTCAGTGCTGCGTCGGTGTCCGCTGTGAGGTTGAAACTGGTCACCTTGCACCCACGGAAGACTCGTGTGAGTTGTTTGGAGTCGCTGTTCGACCCATCGGTGGTCCCCTCGTTGCTGTCGGTGTCCCTTCTCCTGATGCTGACCTCCATGGCGAACGATGGGATATTCGTACGTGAGAATAGTATGCGCTCGACTGGGTTCGTTATCAGCCCGTAGTTGGTGTTCGTGGTGGTCATGTGGGGGCTGCCCCTCGTGCTGTCAGCCTCGTACTTCAGGAACTTCACCGTCTTATCAGTTGAGTGGGCGAAGTTGAATGGGTCATCGACCCATATCCTACCTGTCCCAGAGGAATCCGATATAGCCACGATTCTCCTTATCTCCTGCTTCTGGGCCTTGCTCAGTATCGAGTTGGCTCCGTTGGTGGGCCATGTGCCGTCACTCGCGGTCTCCCTGTAGGTCTTGATGTCGGTGGTGTCCGTGTCAATGATGATGATGTAATCACCAGCACCGACTGATGCTGGGCTTGCACCGCTTATCGTTGGGGCGGATGAACCACCATCATACGCGAATGAGGAGTCTCCTTGTGATATCGCACCGTTCGTTCTGAATGTCGCACCACCAGTCTGACCACCACTGAACGAGGTAACCTCGTGTCCGAGACAGTAGTACATCCATCTGGCGTTGTGCATGTTGGACTCGAAACTACCACCCGTGTTGAGGAACCTGCCCGGGACCTGAACGGCTACGTCACGACCTAGACCGACGACGTGGTATCTCTTGAGGTCGACCTTAGTCTCCGGTAGTGATATCGTGTTGACGAGTCCTACGAACTGGTCAGTCAAGACTCGCTCTGCGCTGCTGGAGGCGGTCGCGTTGTAGGTCATTGATACGTCCATCGATGGTGTCGTGAAGGGTAGAATCTCCATGACGTCATCCGCCTTTGAGTCCTTTGCGCTGCTGTGGTCGGTTCGCAGAGCGGGTGTGATGGTCAGTTCGGTTCTGTACTTACTGTCACCACCTTGGACGACGGCGTGCTTGATGATGGTGTAGGAACGACCAGAGACGGAGAAGTCATCTTGAGTGTCAAAATCAGGACTACCATTGTTGATGCTGAAGACGACCTTTGAACCTACGAGCATACCGACTGGGAACTGGAGCACCGAATGACCGTCACTTCCAGCATGAGCGACTACAACAGGGGTGGACGCAGCACCACCGCTGAAGGTGATGATGCTGGTATCCTTCACGAGGTCGCGGCTCGCTGCCTTGGCGATGAACTTGAATGAGCCTGCGTACCCATGTGGGAGAACCACACCCGTCTCGTGACCGAATGTGACTTCGGTCAAATCTCCCTTGTACACTGTCGATGGCATGTCTACACCTATGGGATGAGTTCGGAGAAGATAACAACTTCTACTTGGAACGTGGTTCTGAAGAGTATTTTGGTCCTGTCGGACAAATCGGTGCGAGTTTTGTACACAAGCCTGTCCATGTTGGTACCATCTCCCTTCCTCTTGGTGTGGATGATTCTACGAATCTCGTTCTCCATCAACTGCTGATGTCGACGGCTCCTCATGGTCCTCGCATCGAGTGTGATGTTTATCCTAGTGGTGACGAAGTCGTAGAGGAGTTCCGGTGTCTCCTCGTTGTGCGCCGTCTCGAACACGATGACGTAGTCCCTGTTTCGCATGTCGAGTCGCTTGCCGGTCTCGGGGCTGACATCGGCCACGTCGATGATGACTGGCTTGAAGCCGTCGGTGTTGCCCCTGTTCCAGTTATCGATGAGGGTATCGATAACGAGATTGATTCCCTCACTGAATGTTGCGACCACGCTTCCTCACCACCTTTCTCTCAAATGCGCGTATGGCGCTGTTGTCCTCCACCTTTCTGAGGTACGACTGCGTGTCTGGCACTATCGCCCCTCCCTTGAAGTCTAGATTGTAATTGTTGTAACTGGAGTTCTCGGTGACCATTCTGGATTCTATCCTCATGATAGTACCCTCATCTGCTTCTCCACCATCCGGTATATCGGAGAGCGAGCGCTCCTCCTGCTCTATCCTCTCCCTCTGAGGCTGAGGGCTTTGTGAGAAGGCATCATGTAGTTGCTTCTGCAATTCGTCGTTGGTCTTGAAGTGGTCAGTAACTTGCTTGAGCAGCAGTTTCGTCTCGAACGACGGCCTACTCAAAGGCAATCACCTCGATGTAACGTGGTAGCATCCTGTCGATGTCCTGACGGTAGAGTTGAATCTTGGATGCGAGGTCCACGTTCTGCGAGCCCTCTGGTATGAGGACGCTCCTGTCGTCGCTGAGCAGCAACTCGATGGCCACCATCTTGGTGCAGATATCCTCGATGGCCTTCTCGACGTATCTCTCACCGTAGATGTATGCGACCTTGACGGCATTCCACTCGAAGAACGGGTATGAGTTGTTGAAGTAGACTATGCCCATCTCGTGGTCTAGCCAATAGTCACGGAGCCTACCTCTATCACCGCTGGAACTACCACCCTGTAGGTCGACCTGCATGAGGTGTTGAGTGAGTGCGCCTGCTATATCAGAGAGCGCAGAGCCAACCACGATTGTGCAACCAGTGAAGGTTGTGGCTGTCTTGCCGGTGTAACTGAAGACGTCACCACTGGCGTCAACAACGACACCAGCGTCTGCGAAGCCATTTGTATCGTCCACTGTTATGGTCGTGCTGTTGAGGCTGCTGAAGGTGGCCTTGTTTATCTGAGTCTGTGATATCTCTATGTTGGTGTCGGTAGTGACTATGCTGCACACCTCACCGGCCTGTGTGGACCTCATGCTGGAAATCTTGACATGACCACTACCATAGTCAGCATTGGCCGTTGCTAGGAACTCGTTATGTACTCCCACGTTGGAAGTACTACCCTCAAGAGTGAATGCAGGTGAGAACTCCACAGTTCCCTTGCTTACCCTGTCCTCCTTGTTGATGAGGTCAACAAGGTTCTGTGCGGTGGTTATCTTGTCGAAGTCAGCCCTCCATTGTGTGTTTGACGTTCCTATCGTGAGTGTAGCGGCGCTCCCATTGCCGGGAGACATGACGATTGAGCCTGAGAGGGAACGTACGCTGTCTGGAATCTTGAGGCGAGCCTCGGAGGCGCCAATCTCCCTGTAGTCGTCGCCCTGCCACAACTCGATGCGAAGCATCTGCTGCACGTTGCGGAATAGGAGCGGTGTGGTGCCGACATAGTCGGTGTAGTATCGACGCCTGTACGGCTTGTACGTGTCGAAGTTGATGTACTCGGCAGCGACCAGATTCGGTCTCCACGAGTTGTGAGTCATGTTGTCTATCCTGTCCTGCGAACGAAGGATGAGTTGCTTCACCTTGTCATGCGTGACGCCCCTCGTCCTACCGTTGGTGAAGGACGCTGTGTTCTGGACGAAGGTGTTGTCAGCGCTCTGAAAGTCCGCTGCTGTTATGGATGATGAGAAGCCAAGTTTCACGCCGTTGATTGTCGATGTGATGGCCGTGATGGTCCGCTCTAGGCCGAGTGGGTCTGCATCGCTGTAGATGAGTAGCGTGTCTCCCACAGCGAACCCGATGCTGCGATAATTGGCACCAGACACGAAAACCCCAGTGCTCTCTGAATCTGCGCTCACTGCCACAGCGTCCTGTGGTCCTATCTCGAGGAGGTCGGCCACCTTCTGCGGGGTGGTGTAGACAATGGCATCGGGGTCGAGGGGCCTTGTCTCAGGCTCACCGGGGCTGAACACCTGTGGCATCTAGAGTCTCGCCTCCTCGTCTCTGTGTGCCATGTTGTACTCCATCGGCTTTTCGCATGCACCGCATGTCTCCCTCCACATGAAGTGCAGGAATCCACAGTGCTTGCAGCGCGTGCCAGCGCCTATGTTGAGCACGTCGCCTACGTTCTTGTTACGTGTGCGCTGCTCTGATGTCACACCGGCGAGGGGCTTGTCCTCTGAGAGAACATTGCCCTCCCCGATGCTTGCTGCGTATCGGACATTGGTCTTCTGAGCGACTGACAGGTCGTCGATGTCAAGCGTGCGTAACTCGAACCCCATAGTCTCCCCTCATCACGAGAAGGACCCGACTACAAGATAGATGTTACCCAACAAGCGTTATCACGCCTTCTGATAAACCACGAGATAGACGTTGCCTAAGACTGAGATTGGTTCAACTGAGATTATGTTCGCTGCTGTGTCGCTAAGAGCAACCACATCAGCGGTCATCCTCGCGTTCAGAGTCGCGCTCGAGTTATCCGCTCCACCGACGTAGGCCGTGCCGGCCTTGTTAAACTGCTTAGGTGGATAGGGTCCGAGAACCGTTACTGCCTGTGCCATCTAAGTCACCGCCTCAAGAGCGTCGACCTAGAATCCACCAGCGTCCGTCTTGGGTATGAGCGGTGCTTGTTGCTCCGAGGTTACCGTTGCCGAAGACCACTCTCTTGTTGGTCTCATCTATGCTGACTGCTAGTGAGCCATCGTTCAATGTCACTGCGCTCTGGTCTGGTCCTAATTTGAATAGATTATCGTTGTTAGCGATAGCCACTAGGACACCAGCACCAATAGTAAGTGCAGTTGCGCTTGCGATTGCCGTGATAACTCCCACTCTTGCACCTGCGCTGTTGTAGATTGTCTCTCCAACATTGAAATGAAGCCTGACATCTACGGTGTCGACAACCATTGCCGTATCACCAACTGCCATATCGTCTCCGTCGTTGATTTTAATGCCTGTATCATAAAGGCTGGTTACGTGTCCACCTGCTGCGAATACTGTAGCCAACAAACTGTCGTAGGAGACATCAATCCCCCCGTCAGTGAAGGTTCCAGTAACCATGAGCATATCGCCCATTACGTGTGTTCTTGTGTCTGTTGTATTTCCTGCTGCCATATTTTAATCACTCCTGTTTTTGTTGTTCTGTAACTGCCTCTAACTGTTCTACGACTGCCTCTACCTCATCCTCCACCACTGGCTCCGGTTCCGGGGCTGGTGGGTTCAGATGCTGGTCGACGAGTTGTAGCAGTTTCGTTTTCGTCCTGTATGACGATACGGCGAATTCGACACCCTGAGAGTTGAGCCACGCGGAGATGTCCCCACGTCGCCACGACTCATCAGGTATGCCGTCTTCACCTTCGTCTGCTGTCGGTGCCTCATCTCCCTCTAGGGAGAAGTAGGGTGTCACAAGGAATCGGCGCCATTGGTCGACCCATTCCTGTGAGACATCCCTGACCTCTCCCCTAGTGAAATCAGACGTATACGCATCAGGACTCCGTCTATAGAAAGACGGTCCGTTGTAACGCACTGTAGGCAGTTCAATCACCTCAGTTAAGTAATAACACCGTCACCTGTACAACTTGGTTTGCGCTTTCAGAGTCTATGATTAGACAAGGTAGAGCACCACCAGTTGCTAGTGGGGCTACAGTTGCGTCTGCTCCCGTAAGCCCAGTGTTAGTCATTGTTACAGTTATGTCCTTAGCAGCGGTTGCTGAGGCATATCCTACGATTCCTAGAATCTTTGATGCTCCAGCAGAGAACAGTAGAGGCTCTACTGTTGCCGCTTGTACGACGTTGCATGTGAATGTTACCATTCGCAGACTACCGCCAGCATTGGTCGTGTTGCTGTTCTTTGCATTGAAACCAGAGAGAGAGCCGGGATATGAATCCGCTGCTGCTCCGCCGTCTAACCATGCAGTCTCGTCTACTGGTGTACCAGTCCTCATGTCTATGTCAGCCAGTATATCCACTAATGTGAAGTCGCTGTCTGCTACTTTTATGCTTAGTCCGTGTTTAGTTGTGGTTGTTGTTGCTACCATATTTTTTCACCTCTTTATTATCTCCTAGTTCGAGACCTCACTGAAGGTCTCTCACACTCCCCTGTGCTCCGAAGAAAGTCGTCCACATCTCACCCATGGTTCGGTACAGTCCTTCCTGACCGAGCCTGTTGATGGCGAATGGGTCGCCTGTCTCGATTCCACTCTCGTAGTACTGCGTTGGTATTGCAGTGCTGAAGTATAGATAGTCGGTGTCGAGGAAGTACATCCTGCTGATACCGTCTTTCTGCATGTCCTTGGTCGGGATGATTGGGACACCGTTGTATGTAGCGACGATGAATCCGGCTTCCATACCGGGAACACCCTTGACGCCGTTGTAGGTTGGGGTCACTCTCTTCTCCTCCATGAACCTCTGCTGGGACTGTAGCAGTTGCTGTAGTCTCATCAGAGTGTCATATCCGGTCAGGATGACTTTCGGGTTTCCACCGCGCTCCCAGATTTGCTGGAAGAGCGTGTCAAGATGGTCGAGGCTGAGTGTTCTGTTAGCGCTGCCTGAGTCAGCGTTGTCCTCAGCGTAGGACCACGTGTTTTCGGTTCTGTTGATGGAGTAGATGTCATCATCTCCAGCATCATAGTGAGTACCCGATACCATGTTGGTGTTACCAGTCGTGACTCGGTCGAGAGACTCGAAGTTGTTTCCAGCAGCGGTCGTGACGTCCGTGAGGAGCATCTTGTTGACCATCTCAGCGTGGTGCTTACCCATCTCTTCCTTCATGACTGCTCGGATGTCTCCGAGGCCGTCGTCCTTGTCAGCGAGGAAGATTGCGGTCTCCGACATGTCGAAGGTGTGTGCAATCGTCTTGGGCTTTGCAGCAACGTGCTGGAAGATAGGCTTCACTGTGTCAGGAAGAGTGCCGTTCTCTGCAACGCCGCCGTGTAGTTGACCATTGTTGTTTGGTTTCTCGGTGATGACTCTCCATCCCGACCTGTCCCAAGGTCTCTTTGGCAGGATGCTGAAGGCGTTGAACTCTTGGTTCAGTTGCGACCAGACCTTGCGACCGTAGATTGCTTGGTATGTACCAGCAGTCGTGGACAGCATTGGTGCATCCGCTTTCAATAGTTCACTGCCTGAGTAGGAGTATCCCATTGCGTTTCCAGCGCCGTAGTAGTAGCGCTCCATGTCTGTTATTGTTCGTACGTAATCTCGTGCCATTCATAATCACCTCTGTTGCTTATTCAGGCCCCCCTGAAGGCCTTTGTTGCGAGGTTGTGCACCTCGTCCCACGACATTGACGCTAGGTCAGCAGTGGAGGGAATTTCTACGGATGGTACAGCAGCGGACTTGGTGATTGTCTCACCGGATTCTGCTGGAGCACTGATAGCCTCGACGCGCTCTGCTAGAGAGGCGATGGACTTCTGTATCTCGTCAAGTGGACCACGTGCGTCGAACTCTAGGGCCGCAGCCTTGGTGATTTCAGCACTGCGCTCTGACTCGTAGCGGTGTGAGAACTCCCCTTCTAGGGATTTCTTCAACTCTGCCTCGAGCATAGCGGCCTTGTATACCTCGTATGCGGCTTCCACGTCAGCGGAGGAAACAGCGTCTGGGGTCAGGTAGTCGGATTTCTTCAACTTGGACTTCTTGCCCTTGCCACCAGCGCCGAAATTGGCCTTGGGGACTTCAGGCTTGCCGTCTTCAGTTTCTCTACCGGGTGCTTGCCCACCGAAGTAGGAGCCACCGTCTCCGATAACTTTGGGGTCTGAGCCTAGGTTGCCTTTTGCCACATCGTCGAAGTGGGTTCGAGCACCTGTTACGTCCACACCAGCGGACTTCAGGGTGTTCTCCATCCAATCGAGGTAGTCTGAGGAGATGACGTCAGAATACTCTTCGGACTTTTCGACGTCCTCGGATTTCTTCTCTTCGTCTTTCTTCTCATCTTTCTTGTCTTTCTTGTCTTCCATGTGCTCTTTGAGTCCAGCAGGCATGCCTTTCTCAAATGCATCTAGACGACCTTCTAGACGTGAAAGTACGTCTGTCATTTGCGTCATTACGTCGTTGTCTTCTGTCATTTTGTTCACCTTGTTTTTGTTTTGTTTTTTATCTTCTTTAAGAATCTTGAACGTCGCTTCTGGGTTGATGCCTCGCTCGCAGATTGTAATCTCATGTAGTTCTAACTTGCTGATTTCTTGGTAGTCTCCATGCTCGGGGTCCGACTTCCTCACTCTTTTGAATGCCTGACCACCGATGCTGAATCCACGAAGGGCTCCCTTCCTGATTTCCGCAGCGACTTCCTTTGCTTTCTCGATGTCGTCTCGCAGTGATACTACCACGAACATCCCGACATCGTCAACCTCGCTTTTCCAGAACCTCCCTTCGTTATCAGTGTATGATGGTATTACTTCCCCGACTTGTATGTTTGAATGCGCTAGTTGCACGTTTCTGAACTTCGGGTCCTCCATGTATTTTTTGAATGCGTCTTTGAGTGCTTGCTTGGTTATTTTGTCGCCTTGCTTGTCTACCACTTCGACGCTGGCATATCCAGCGACGACGAGGTCACCACCCTTGAGCAACCGGAGATTTGACTCCCCTGTTGCCCGTAGTGGTTGTGACAACACATATCACACTTGGTCTTGTCATACTACATATATGAAGCGGCAATGCATTATTCCTGCTCTGGATTAGTTTTCTCTTCAGAATCGCTTGACTGAGAGCCTTTCTTCCTTCTCCTGAGTTCTCTCGCCTTCGGATACTCCTCTTCCGGGTCCTCCTCCGGTCTCGCCTTCATGTCCCAGTCGGGGAGCGACATCTCCGAAGTCAGTCTAGTTGGGCCCCTAGGGCTCTCTGTCCCTCCGCCCAAGTCGATGCCCAGACCCTTGGCCCCTGTGGTGTTGAACATCTGCTCCTTCTCGAGCACGTCGAGAGCCCTCTCGAGGACCTCCAGCGCCTTCTTCATCTTGGGTTTGAGTAGGATGTTCTTGTCTCCGGGCTTGATTATGCCCGCGCTCTCGCTCTCCACCTTGCGCCTGTGGTGCTCCTGCTGCTCCTCTGATGGGGTTACTTCGCTCTCAGTTTCTTTCTGACGCTCAATCTTTCCCTTCAGCATCATGCTGGCGACCTCTCCCCAGAAGGGCTTGAGGCTCTCGGATAGTTCTATGCTGTAAGTATCCATGCCCATGTCCGAGAGCGGGGTTGTCGGTGAGTGGACCCAGTGGCCTAGGCTGCTCTTCTCGAGTGTGTAGGTGACTTGGCTCTCCGTGGGGAGGGTGACGACTATCGCTCTGTCCTCTATGTCTATACCGTGTGCGAGGTGGACTGGTGGGAAACTCTTGGCGAGCAGCGACAGCGTCTCCATCGACACGCTGGACTCACCCTCTCCCTCGCCGACCAACTTCGACGGGTTGATTGTGAATATGTCACGACCCCCCTTCTTCTGCCTCTTGATTCCTGAGAACCTCACGCGTACTATGTCACCCTCCTCGAAGGGCTTGGGGCTGGATACCGTGCCGGCGTCGAGATACACCTTGCCGTCGTGGTCGACCGCTCTGTCATCGAGACCGTCCCCATCCAGCAGCGGGCCCGCGCCAAGCCTGTATGTGTAGGGGCCTTTGCCCCTCCTGTCAAGCACGATGAGGTTGATGTCCCTGTTGGGTCTCAGCACCACCCACTTGGGATGTCTCCTCTCACCGCGCATGTATGTGCTCTTGCCGTCCCTGAGAAGGAGGGTCCTGTGCTCGGACTGCAGCGTCTTGACTGCATCCTCCAGACCCTCCTCGTCGGTGAAGCGGGTGTCATGGGGGCCTGATAGCAGCACCTGCTCGTGGCTGTCGTACTGGCCTCTGAGAACCTTGAACCTCTCTCTGACGTTCATATCCATGATGTCGGTGCCGTCATAGTGCAGTATGTCTATGATATGGAGTGTGTCCTTGCCGAGGATGCCGTCCAAGGTGCAGTCCTTCTCGCCGAGATTCTTGACGCCGCTCTTGGCCCAGTCGGGTATGGCCCTATGACCGCCGTCCTCGTCGAACGCCTTCACCCTGTTCTTCTTCTTGGTCAGGACTATCCTGTCGCCGTCGTACCACTTGGAGACGACCCAACTGCCTGTGAAGCCCCTGAGTTCATCCAAGTCCCTGAGCCTGAAGATGCGATGCATGGGGCGGATGGGTGGAATCCACTCCGGTGAGGAGTCGGCCTTGACGATGAGGTCGGGATTGAGCAGGTATGTGGCATACAGTCCAGCGTCCTCTATGCTCTTGCCGACGTTCGGGTCCTGAGTCATTGGAACACCGGTGGCTCCACCTCTGAGTGCAGGTGGCTCGAACTCGGGAATCGGGTAGACGCCGTCCATGCCGTTCCTGACGTAGGTTTCAGCGACATCTGGTCCTAGAACCGCTGATATCATGTGCCGAGGAACTGATGAGAGCCGCTGGTCGAATGTCTCGGTCCCGACCTCCGGCGTGTTGTCCCCGAACTCGAAGCCGTGCGTGGGACGCACAGAGTGACCGAACAGCATGTTGTTGGAGGCGCTTGTGAAATAGTGCATCATGCTCGCCCCGCCTGCGCCGAAGGGCATCGCCGGTTGGGCGTTGAATGTGATTCTCTGGGTGTCGAACTTCGTGCTCTCGTCAGCGCCCGTGTCGCTGTTCGGGTCGTACACCACCAAGTCACGCAGGTTGTGGAGTGTCTGGTTGTGCTTGTTTGTCATCTTGCCCCTTCTGTACAATTCCTTCTGACCGGTTCTCATGAAAGAGGTGTTTTTCGTCTCTTTGTCCACCGGCGCTTGAATCCTGCTGAGGCCGAAGGCGGCATGCTGCTCCCTCCTGTCTCTGTTGAAGATTCCTTGGACAGCCTCGCTGTGACCGTGCAGTTGTCTGCCGTACCCCAAGTCGCCGCGCATCTCGGATATGCTGTCGCCGATTGCCTCCAGTGCCTGCTTGGGGTTGGACGCGTCCACATCGACTCCGACTTTTCTGGCCAGCCTCTCGAGCACCATGCTCGCCCTGTCTGCCCTGTTCTCCTCGAGGTGCCGCGCTGCTCTGCTATGGAGGGCGTCAAAACCTCTTATGTCGTTTTCTTTCTCGACGAGTGGCTCTAATTCCTCTAATCTCTCGTATATCTCTACTAACCGCTTACCGGAGGTTAAGTCCCACTCACGTATATCCTTCTCCATTCTGCTCCTCATGCTCTTGAGATTCCTCATCTCCGCCTGAAGGGGAGCGTCTCCCGCACCGGCACCATGGCCGTGCTGCTCCTTGAGATGGTCGTCGAGATGCGAGTCGTACATGGATGAGTCTATTCCCATGACGTCGCCATGCTCCTTGATGAGATTGTGATTCGACTGTATGAAGTGGACGTCATCATCGGGTATCGTGTCTAGGTAGGATTGGATGTGACTCGTATGCGCCTCGTCGGAGGGGAAGCCGAGTCGCTCCGCTATCTCGGATGCGTCTGAGAGTCTGGTGATTGGCACCCCTCCGCCGGTGGTGAGACGCTCTCTCAGTGATGGGTAGACCGGCTCCGCTGTCTGTGTTTGATTCTCCACCATGTAGTCCGCTGTCAGGGGCCTCACTCCCACACCCTCCCAGTACTCGCTCGGCAAGGTGTGGATGGCACGCTCGGCATCGTGGAACAACCTTCGCACGTTGGCATCGAATGACGGGTTGCTGGGGTCGAGCGCCTCCTCCGGCAGCAGGGTCGCCAGATGCTTGGCGGCGTCGTTGATTGACTGTATGTCGTATTGATGCTTCAGGTTCAACTGGTCGATGCGTCTGGACTTCATTGGTCTGTTCCGGCCAGTGAGCACCCTTCCCTCCTCATCCAGATTGCCGTATCTCTTGTTGTAGTCGAGCATGGAGGAGTCTGGGAAGTCATGGGTAGAAGCCGAGGTTGGGAATCGCTCGCTCGAACTCAGCAGCATGGCCAGCCTCATCGCCTCTACCTTGTTCCTTATCTGCTCGCCGGAGGTGTGTATCACAGGCTCTTGTTCTCTCTTGACAGAACCGCCGCCTGCGAATAGGTCGATTTCCGAGATGCTATCTTCACCCACATCGAGTTTCTCGCTGTCTATATCCTTGGGAGCCAGCATATCGAGCGACTTGCCGTATGGTATGTTCTTCCTAGTGCCCTCGTTGGCTGCATCCACGAACATGTTGTTCATCTGGTCTATGCCCATCTTGATACCGAACTTGCTATTCACTTCTGATTGTCTTAATCCATGGATGAGCGCTGCTATCCCCGGTGAGGTGACTGACGAGAGAGCGTGGTTGCCGGTGTCCCCACCGAGGAAGTTGGACATGTGCTGCATGTAATGAGGTCCCAGAGGGGCCTCTGCCTCGGGTCTAATCAGATGCCCGAATAGGCCCATGTTGATTGATTGGGGAACGATGCTTTCCTTATGACGATTGACTGAGGCGATGAGGCTCTCATCATCCATCTGATGGTGGTCGTGCAACTTGGTGGCGTATATGTGCTGGTCGATTGCGTGCCCTCCCTCCAGATAGGGTGCGGCGAAGTCATGGGCGAGATGCTTCCCACCGAGTATATCCATAGCCTTCTGAATCTCCTCCGGTACGGCATCAGCGTCCTTGAAGCCGACGTTGGTGCTGAACATGGACAGGATGTCCTGAACCTCTCTCTGCCTGTCTCTCAACGAGACGTTCTCATTCTCCTTCCTGAGCAGGGACTGCAGTTGGGAGTTTGTGATGAGAGGACCTGAGTGCTTTGGATACCCATGCTCCCCTGCGGGTATCTCCTCGCCCTTCGAGTTGAAGCCCAGAGCGTGCAGCAGGTTGTCTCTGGGAACGACGTTGCCCTTCTTCTTGGATTCTGTCAGAATCTTCATCTCATCCATCATCTCGTCCTGATTGAATCTGGATAGACCACGTGAGTCTATATTTGGCAGGTGCATGAATATCTCGTCCTTCGGGTCGTCCGTGTTCACCCCGAAGGCCTCATGCAGGTTTCTCATCGCCACATCCATGAGTCTGCTGTGACCCTTCATGTCCGCTTCTTTCCTATCGAAGGTGACCTCCCCCTCTTTATCGACATAGGCTGATTCCAGTGCTGAGAAGAGCGCTCTCTTGTCTGGCGGGTCGGATGGTAGGTTCTGCGACCACACCGGTGCGACGTTATGGGGCCCTGCCTTCGGTCCTCGCCTGACGTGACTGAGGGCGTTGGTCCCTCTCATTCTCATATTCCTCTTGAGGCGACCCATCGGAAGGCGCGTACCGTCGTCGAACTTCACGTGCTGCTCCTTGGAGTCGCTACCGTGACTGTCGGGTGATATGTGCTCTATGACCTTGGTGCGCTCCTCCGGCGAGAGCCACTCTAGGCCCATCATGAATGAGAGGTGGTTGAGGTATGATGGGTGGTTGGAGATTGACTTCTCCCTCTCCTTTATCTCCTTGGCCTCTGGTGAATCGGGATAGAAATCGACGAGTCCTTTTTCCTCCTCGGTCATGCCTTGCTCCAAGGTAGCCTTGTTGTCCCTGTCCATCCAGTCCCGTGCTCTCGCGTAGAAGTGCTTCTCCCTGATTTCACTGTTGTCCTCGCCCTGCTCATTCTCCTCGCTCCATCTCCTGAAGTCCCTCTCGTAAAGGTCGTGCTCGTGGCTGAGTATGGACTGGTCCACTGAGTCGCCGAGGGGACCGAGTAAGGGGTATGAGTAGGTACCCTGCTTGTTCTCCCTGACATGGGGACTGTTGGTCTTCTTCATCCAGTCCTCGATGAGCCTCTCAGCATCTTTCACCTGCTTGGCGCGGGAGTTCCCGTCCTCGTCCGGTAGGAACCTCCTTGCGAGCAGTTCAATCTTCCTAGGTATGCCCTTCGTCATCGACTTCTTCTCAAGGGGGTCGAATAGGGATGAAAAGATATGCTCGTCTTCTCTACCGTGGTATCTATCGAATCTCGCACGAACGTCGATTGGCAGGCCGTGAGTCACGCCTATGGGGAGTTTGTCCCTGCTGTTGATGACTCTGCCTGACCAGTGATTGTGTCCCGTGGGGAGATGACCCGGATGCCTCCTCCTCCTTATGGCTCTCATCTCACCCTCGAACTTGCCCGGTCGGATGTAGCCATAGCCATCTTTTTCGTTCTTGACTAGAGTGTCGCAGAGTATCTCACGCCAAGTGTGTCCGGGCGTGAAGTCGTGCGCCTCCAGATTGGCCTTGGCCAGTATGTAGTCGGATATCGAGGACTCTATGTCTATGTCGTCCTTGACTGAATCGATGAGAGCGTCACGTGCTCTCACAAATACGTCAGCAGCGTCCTCATACACACGCTACCACCTATTGCACCGGCCTGTAATCATTGCACCCCTCGATGGGGTGGTTGCCGAGTCCGCATGTCCTCTCACCCTCCATGGGGTTGGCTCCGCATGTTGCACAGGGGGCCATTCTGGCTTTCCTGATAACACGGACTGATGACATCTAGAACACCTCAGACGCTGGTTCTACCAGTCATCCCGGTGTCTATCTCGTGAGTCTCGACTGCTCTGTCGTGAGTGTTGGTCTTCGCGCCGAGAGCCTCGAGGTTGTAACTCTGGCTAGTGGCGCCCTTGTTGGCGACGTCCTCCGATTCCAGTAGTGTGTTGTTGGTGCTGTACTGCTGGTGGTAGGTGTTGCCGCCCGTCTCGATGTGGAATGTAGAGGCATCAGGCGTGGTGCCGAATGTCTGTATCCTGTGCTGGTCTCCCTTCTGCACAGTGCCGTACTTCTCCACACCATCACAACCAGACTTGACACAGGACCCCTTCTCCATCTTACCGCCGCAACTGGGGCACTTACCCTCTGCCTTGGACATACACTGAGACTTGACACAGGACCCCTTCTCCATCTTACCGCCGCATGAAGGGCAGGTTTTCATGGCCTTCTCGAGGAGGGCTTGTGCTTTCTCTAGCATTTCGTATGCCTCGTTGGAGGCTGGGCTTGGTATAGGTCTCATTTCAGTACAACTCCCTTACTTCTCTGTGTTGAGCGGCCATCTCGTGTATCTCTTCCCATGACATCTCATGCACCTCTTCATTGGTGAAGGAGTCTAATTGCGCGTTGCTCTCGGATTTGAGCACGGTCTCATCGTTCCTGAATGGGTCCTCTAGCATGTCTATGGAGAGGGGTGTGTTGGTACGGACGTAGCCGGCCCTCTTGAGGAGGGCCGCTGGGTTCTCCACCATCTTGCGGAGTTGCGCATTCTGATTGCGAACCGACCTTATGTCGCTGTCCATGGACTCCATCTTGGAGATGAGAGCGCTCATGAGTTGCTCGGTCGTGTTCTCTTCCTCGCTCATGTAAGCACCTACTGGGGTCTGTATCCACCGAAGGTGCCTGTGTGGGGTCTCATCCTCGAGTTGGTTCTAGCGGAGATGATGGTTCCGGGTAGTTGCTTGGCCCTGTTGTCGGGGTTGAATTTAGCACCACGCTCGTTGTATTTGATGACCGGTACTCCATTTGCGAATTGGTTGATGCCTGACGGTGCATCATCTGATTTAGTGATGGACATATTGATGTCTTCGAGCATGAAGTCGCCGACTTTCAGGATTTCACTGATGTGTGATTTTGCGAGTTCGGCGTCCCCTGTCTCAAGTGCCTTAGAAAGCGCTGCTGCGTGGACATTCATCTTTCTAGCCATGGGGTCCATCTTCGTCAAATCCATCGTGCTCGCCCTTCCGTATGCATGCTGTCTTAATTACACTTATGCTCCTCGAGGCCTTCTGGCGTTCTCTAGGGCATTGGATACGTTACGCCCAAGAGTATTGGTGGGTCCTCTCTGCTGGACGCTGGAGAAAGGCGCCCCTGAGCCCATGGATGAGCGCTGCTGTGGGCTCGCTGGGCTCCTCGGAGTCCTGATACCAACTCCCTCACCGCCCGGTTGGGACGGTGGCATGACCTGCTGCATGAGTCCGGCTGGCATGCCTCTGGGTGGCATGCCTCCCATTATCGGTGGTGCTCCGCCCATGCCAGCCATTGGTGGTGCCATAGGTGGACCCCCTCCGGCAGGAGGGGCTCCTTCCATCTCTGGGGCCTGCTTGCGATAGACGAATCGGATGTCTCTATCGCCCTCCTGCATTAACTCGGGCTTGTAGCCGAGCATCATCATGCGCTGAGCGAGGTTGGCCTCCATCTCATCTCTGCGTAGTCTGGTAATCTCGTCCTCCTCCTCGTTCGGATAGAGTGTGAGTTTCCAGTCGTGCACGTCCATCTGCTTGAGCATGCGTGGGAAGAGCACTTCGGTGTACACCTTCTGACCGAACTCGACTGCTCTGTTGGTCACGAGTATCTGCATGCCCTCGTTGTTGAGGCCTCCGCTCTTGCCGTTGTCAATCATGAATACTGCAGAGACACCGAAGTACGCTGCGATTCTGTTTCTTATCTCATCGCGCACGGAGATGTACTGCATCTCCTCCATGGTGTCCATGAACTTGACCCAGTTGACTCCGCCCCTGCCTGTGGCAGACTCTATGCCGACCTTCGGTACGTAGTGGGGGTCTCTCTCCATCTTCTCGTCGACCGCCTTCCAGAAGGACTTCATCGACTCGAGGTTGTCGGTGGTGACCGATATGATTCCCTTGGGTATCCTCCTCTTCTGGTACGCTGTGTACATGTAGTTGTCCATCGCTGTGAGTGTCATCGCCTGTCTCCACATGGTGTTGACAGGGCTCTTCCCATAGAGTTTGGAGGGGTTGTACTTGCTGACATGCAGCACCTCGCCCTTGAGGTAGTACTGGGTCTTTCCGCTACCGGCCATGTTGACGTAGTGGGCATCCTCCATCTTGGAGCCGCATACCTGACATGGGTCGTCCTGACCGGGGTATGAGACTTGGTCGCGGTGAATGGGACACACCTTGTACCTGCCTCCTCGGACTCCTCTCTTGTCAGATACTATGCGCATGAATATCGGGTCTCCCCTGATTATCTCCTTGACCCTGTAGAACATTATCTCCGAGGTCTCCTCATCGACGAAGTACTCCTTGACTAGGATTAGGAAGGCGTCATCAACGACATTCAGGTCATGCTCTATCTCCTGCAGGACGTTCATGAATGACTGCTCCATGGAGTTCTCCTGATTGAGCAGCCACTTGGGGTAGATTATCTCATCAACGTCGCACTTCCTGACTGGTCCGTCACACATGGTGCAGGCTTCCACCTCGTGCTTGTACTCCTCACCGCACTCTGTGCACTTGACCTCGAACTTCTTCTCCCAGTAGTATCCCCTTCTGAATATCTCCTGATTGAGTTTGGCGAGCACTGTGCGTAGTATGAGATTCTCGCGTGATACGGCGAATAGCGCTGGTATGGTGATGCCCTGTGCTAGAACCGGCTCCTGTATGCCGGTGGTGTAGAGGGGCATCTGGGGCTGCGGTGTGGTTCTCCTTCGGAACGGTCTTCCTAGGGCAGATAGGAATCGACTGACCCTGCTCTCTTCATCTGCCATCAAAGCCCCTCCGTCCATTTCGTGATATCATCCACAGTGCACTCCCATTCGCTCAGGAGATTCTCAGCCTTCTTAGTATCATCCTTCCAATTCGAGAAGCGGACTACGCGCATCAACTGCTCCTTGCGAAGGGGGTTCTCCTCATGGATGTATTGCAGAACGGCCTTGGCCTGAGTGTCCTTCATCCTCAGATGAGGCAGAATGCCCTTGAGGAGTTTCTCGACGTCGGCCTTGGAGTAGAACTGAAGCCTGTGCTGGCTTCTTGTGCTGTTCTTGTGAATCTTCTGATTCAATTGCAGCACTCCGCAGTCGAGGGTCTTGTGCAACTGCTCGCAGTGAGCCCTTCCCCTGTCGCCCGTTGCGACGAAGCCTGCACGTGCCTCACCCCTGCCTGTGATTGTGATGTATCCGTCCGCGTCCAAGAAGCCGGCGGCGTATGCCATCGGGTCCTTGAGAATCAGGCCATTGCCCATCATCTTCACGAATGTGCCTCTGGACGCACCTGCTGTGATATCCTCGTCGTCCCCGTACATCTTGAGCAGTTTCGACAACTTGGAGGGTGTCATGCTCTTGTGCACAGAGCCGTGTTCCATCAGGCGCTCATGGAGCGAGCGTGAACTGAGAGGTCCCTCCAGTGAGAGAATCTCAGCGGTCTTGGACAGGGTCTCCCTGTCCTTGGTGCTCAGGGTGTCTGCCTGATGCAGGGTGGAGCGCCACATCTTGCGAGCCTCGGTCTTGCTCTGCATGGCACTGGCCCATGCCCTCTGCTCCTCCTCCCCCCAGACATCCTCGAACTCGTCGAGTGATTTCAGCGCAGAGTCCGCGTTCTCCCACAGATTGCAGGCCTGTATGAGACCCACCTGTCTGGAGTCCGAGAATCTGCGCAGGCTCTTGAGGTCCCTGTCGGAGAGACCCAGATTGCGAATGGTGTCATACCTGTCACCAGCCCATGGAATGTGGTCGAGCGTGGCTTTGACCTCTAGGGCCTTGAGGGTCCTGACATCCTCTATGATAGTGTCAATCTCAATCTTGGAATCCTTGTTGCTCCTTCTCATCTTGCGCAACTTGTCGACGAAGTCTGCGGCAGTGCACCCCAAGTGGGTCTCGAACCAACCCTCGCCGGTTATGGAGAACATGCTCTTGATGACTGGTCTCTCCGATGTGGTAGGCTCTGACTTTGTGATTTGGAAGGAGTCATTGAGAAAAGCGCTGCCCCACATACTTGACCCCTCATTTGACCTTTACTTAACTACTCCTGTACCCTTGACAATACAGGAGGCGCTTTGAGAATCTGCCAAGCATCATCCATAGGTGTGCTCTTGACTATGGTGGGTTTCCCACCGACACCCTGCTTCTTGGCTCTCTTTCTCTTGGTGGCTGCTTTCTTCTGCCCGGTCGACATGGAGCGTGATGTCTTCGGCGTGTCGCTGCTGACCTTCACTGATGGTCTGCACTTCGGATACCCCTTGCTTGACTTCTTGGCCTTCGACCTACCGCATGGTGGGTGTTTGCCGTCCTTGTCCTTCCTCGACACATCGACCCATTTCTCCTTGAACCATCGGTTGAGGTTCTTGACGACAAGGGTGTCATGGCAAGTGCATCGTTCCATTCATTCACCCCAGAAGACGGTGTACTCATTGGAATCTTCAACGTAGGTGGTATTCATTTCTTCTTCCCCTTCTTACCACGGAACTTTCCACGGCAATACTGCACAGCCCAGCCATTCGCATATGCTGATGGGTATACCTTGAACTTCCTCTTTGCTGCTGCCTTGCCCTCGGGACATAGTTTCTTCTCAAGGGAGTCCCACGCCTTCCCCATAGAAGTGCAATGCCCGCATTCACATGAGTCAGTCATATCACGAACACCATCTTAGTCAACTTGTCAGCGGCCTTGCGCTGTGCGTGAAGCAGGCTGTAGCATGGACATCGAGGTGGTTTCATCGAGCATTTCATCACGCCCTTCTCCATGCACTTGCAGGGGTTCTTCTTATCGCCGCCGCAGCAGCAACTGTCTCTTTTCAATGCCATTAACAATTCCACCTTTTCAACGCTGCACCTTTCGGTGTCAATTTACCGTCCTTGCTGGTCGGTCCCTTGGAACCGCCCATGCGAGCACAGAAGGACTTTCTCCTCTTGGCCCTTTTGCTTCCGGGCTTGAGTTTGGATGGCTTGGTGGTGACGGGCGCCTTCAAGTTAGCCCCTGTCTCCCTCTTGAACTTGGCACGACCAGCAGCGTTGAGACCGCCCTTCTTGTGATGGCGCTTGGGGTTGTAGCCGTGGAAGGGCTTGGACTTCTTCTTGGCCTTCTCAAAGTGACCGTCCAGCAATGCGAACGAGGCCTGTTGCATAGGCGTGCAGCAATCACAGTATTCCCACTCCATAGTATCACCTTATGGTATCATCCAAGGGCTCCCGTAATTTGACTTTCGATGGTCCTTGCCAGTCATCCAGTCATCGAATCCGGGCAGGATGTCGTCGAGGAGCATGACGCTGCCCTTGAACTCCTTCGTCCCCCAGTTGGCCAGAGCGAGGCTCATGGCCAAGTCGTCGTTGACTCCGACGCTCTCCAGCCTGCCGTTCTTCTGCATGCCGAATCGATTGAGTTCCTCCTCCACGCGATGTGTGTACTCCCTGCTCTTCTCATCACCGTATGGGAGTTTTATCTTGCCCTGCTCGAACGCCATGAGCAGCGACATGAAAAGAGTCTCCTTCTTGGTGCGAGTCGTCATGAAGGTGCGGATGGGGATGTCCGCTTTCATGTTCTGCAACTCGGCCTCGAACATGCGCTGGAAGTTGTTGCCCTCGAGTTCGATGAGTTCAGGCTTGAAGCGGTTGTTGAGCATGAGCATCATGTTCCTCTGGGCGTTGCTGCCGAGCCCCTTGTCGTGAACGACGTGCACAATCTGCTTGATGTCGTCATCGCCCAAGTAGCGCATCACCGTCATGGCGGTGTAGTCGGCGTTCTTGTCGGAGGATATAGCGGGGTCATGCCCGATGAAGTGCTGTCCCCACACCCCGTCGGCCTCACCCAGTTCGTTGTAGTTGGTCTCTGCCCTCTCTATGAGGGTGAGTTCCCTGTCTCTCGCGGCCTCGAGTATGTCCATCGGGAACATGCTGGCCACATCGTGGATGGGCTCGCACAGGTACTCGCGGCTGAACTGTATGGCTGGCATGGACAGTCTCCTCTGCTCCAGCGCCTCTAGGTTCCACCGCTCTGGCCACAGGGCTATGCCCTTCTTGTCGATGGCGGGATATGTCTCGACGCAGAACGTGTCCTTCTGCTCCAACTCCGCATACAGGTCGTTGTAGGAGAATGGTGTTCCGACCATCATGAGTTTGCTGGTGTGGTGGAGAACGGGGAGCAGGACGCCGTAGAACCAGTCTGCCGTTCTCTGCAACTCGGTCCCGCTGGTGCCCCAGAGGATATCGTCGCACACGACGACGTCGGGGTGGAAACCACGAGTGGCACCACCCACCGACTTCGCCATCATTCGGCTGCCGTTGGTGAACTCGAAGTACGACTTGGCCCAAGGCTTGCCCTCCGGCTTGAGACCCCTCAGACAGGGTGATGTCTCTATGTTGTTGCGGATGAAGCGCATGTGCTCGAGGGTCTGCTCCAGAGAGTGTGAGAAAATCATGATGTGGGTGCCGGGGTTGAACGCCGCCAGCCACAGCGCGTATGACATGAACAGGGTGGACTTGCCGTGGTCTCGGGATGCCTTCACGCAGTAGTAACTCTGGGTGCTGAGCCCCTTCTCCCACATCTCGTGGTGATGGCTGTAGTGGAATCCCAGTATCTCGGTGAAGAAGTACTTGAACGACTTCTTGGACATCTCCCTGTCCATCTCCAAGACGAACTTCTTGACGCCCTCCTCGCTCATATCACGCACCCTGTAACTGTCCCTGCTCCCTAGCCTTCTCCTCGTCGTCAGGGTCTTCGTATTCGTCATGTAGTTTCCTCTGCTCTGAGAGCATCCTCTTTTGATTGGCTGTGAGTTTATCACCCTGCTGGGTTTGAGTCGTGGCGGTCTCGTTCTTGAAACCCTCCGCAGGTTTGATTTCTGCTCCATACGATAGCATGTTCTTGTCTGGAGGATTCATTGCCACCGTCGGCTCAACGACCTTGACTCGAGGAGGTCGGTCAGGACCAGTGAACTTGTTCCTGAAGACCTTTTGACGCATTCCATTAACTTCTTCGAGGTTTTCGTGTGTTGCGACTTTCAACGGGCTGGGGTCTTTCAGTGGACTGGGGTCTACGACTGCTATCTTGGTGGGTTGAAACCTATTCTGTATAGTATCCGCTCTGCCTCTCTCTATCTGTCCAAATGTGACAGGGTCGAAGACGGGGTTGTACTCTATCTTCTCAGGTACAGGTGGTTTGACTGCAACTTTCTCGGGTGCATCTTCCTTGGGTGCGGGCTTCATGCCTCTGCTGGCGGCGCGGACACCGACCCTGCTTGCTATGGGGGCAACCGACCCATACGCCCCCGCCCCGGCGCCTAACGCGCTGGTCGGGCTCCTGCCGGAGGCGAGTGCGTCCAATGCCCTGAACCCGCTGTAGGCACCGGCTAGTCCCTGACCTATTCTCTCCCCCGTTCTGAGCCTCTTGTACTGTTTTGAATCCATGTCGTACCCAAGTTTCTCTGCGGCAGCGGGGGCGAGTGGCTTCTGAGGTCCACTGAGAAGATTGAGGAGACCGAGTTGCTCTATCGTGCCTGAGTTGCTGAGGTCGGAAACAGTGGCCATGTTGTTGGCTGCCTGCTTGGCGTCGAACACCTGCTGCTTGCGGACGAGCACCTTACTCATCTGCACCACCCCCGAAAGCCACCTTGACTGCCTTGACGATGGTGGGGCTCATGTTGAATGTGTCAGCGACGCGGTGCCAGTCGCCCTTGGAGAACAGGATGGCGCGGACGTCGTGCTTGGTGATGCTCATCTTCTCGGCCATGTAGGAGAGGTCGTCCTCGTTCATCATGCTCAGGGTCTGAGATGGCAGGTGCTTGCGGATGTCGTCGTCGTTGGCGGCGTCCTTGTACTGGAGATTCTCCATCGCTTTGATGAGTCTGTCCTCTATCGGCGAGGAGTCGCCACGGAGATACTGGTCGAGCGTCTGCTGGTAGGGGTCTGAAAGCGTCTGCTGGAACCTCCGCTCCTGCGGGGTCATCGGACCGGTGGGCGCTGGCGCCCTTCCGGGCTGCCCGTAGCCTGTCCTTGCCACATACACGTCACGCACGTCCTCGGGAGTCGCATAGCGGAACGCCCTTTGTGCTTGTCGGTATTCCTCGCTGGGAGTAATCGGTGGAGTGGAAGGAGGGGTCTGCGCGGGCGGGGTTTGCCTGACCTTGGCGTACTGCGGGCTGATTGGCTGCTGCTCCGGCTCGGCTATGGGGGTATCCGCCATCCTGTCGAATTTGAGGTGATACTGGTCGAGATGGTCGGGCAGTTTCATGTTCATGGGGGCCGTCGGGAACCCAGCGCTGTTCCTGCCGGTGTTGGGGCCGACAGGTGTCTCATCGAGCAGGGGCCTGTTAGGTGTGTGGCCGTAATGATGGGATAGGGCGGCGGCGACCAGTTCGGTCGCGTGTCTCTGCCCCTCCACATCGGGGTGGAGTCTTATGCCCGGCCAATCGGCTTCTCTCAGTTGACTGACACCGGGGAAGTTCTCGCTCTCACCGAGGAGTTGCGCGTAGGCGAAGAGTTCTGCGGCGGTCTTATGGCTCGACCCTTTCTTCCTATCTCTATGATATTTGTTCGTCAACGAGCCCGCCTTGATATGGGTCTTCATGTCATCGAGGGAGACACCCTCTGGTAGTTGCACTTCATTACGAAGGTCATCTAGTAGTTTTTTTGCTATTCCCTGTGAAGTATCACCCATCATGAGGTGAAGGGCACTGGGAGTCTGAGCGAGTTTCCTAGCGAGCGCGTGGTTGTCCGTCTCATTGGAGAGAGCGTCTCTCAGAGTGACAGGACCTCCCTTGTCCTGCATGATGACCTTGTCGAGGAGTTCCTTCGGCATCTTTGATTGGTTGAGGTTGTAGAGTATATCTGCGAATTTTCTGGTGTCGGTGGGCGAACCCGGCACCTTGCCGATTCCGTAGAGTGCGTCGGGCATGTGATGAATCATCTCGTGGGAGTGTAGGTTGTCGACGGCGACACCTGCATCGGCACCCAATCTGTTGAGGAATGTGTCATTCAACTCACCATTCGGACCTATCGTCTCCCCTGACTGCGCCCCCCTCTTTCTACCACCGACCGGCATCCCGGTGGCGGGGTTGAACGAGAGGTCCTTGACGCTGATGTGACCGACGTTGATGCCCTCGTCGTATCTCCTTGGAGTCACTCCCGCATCCGTCATCATGGCGGCGAGGAAGGGTGCGAAGGGGATGGCGTAGGACTCGTGGAACCTGCCTAGTGAGGGTTGGTTGCCCCTCCCAGAGTTGGTGTACACCGTGCCGAGCGTCCCAGCGGCTCCTCTGACCTTGGTCTCGGAGGCCTGTGCTTGGCTCTTAGAGTGCTGGAAGTCCATTGAGCGCAACTTCCTCCATTCGTCGCTGCCTTTTTCTGGGTCGTCTACAGGAGGGAGGAAATGCTCCTCCGAGTTCTTGTGGGCCTCGTTGTATCTCCTGATTGCCTCATTGACGAAGTCGATGGGGTCTATGTTGGTCAGCCCCGCCTCCCTCAGCCTCCTCCCGACCTTGTGGATGACGCCGTCTATGCCGTGCCTGTGCTCGACGCCATGCTCGTCTGTGAACACGGCCTCCCCGAACTCGCCGGGACCGAACTCCCCCTGCGGCATCCCCAACTCGCCGTAATGCGAGAAGAGGGGTCTGTCGAAGCCGTGCTCATTCAGCGGGTTCTCCTCCGAGTGGAAGAACTCGGGTGGTGGGTTGCCATAATAGAAGGGTTGGCCAGTCACTGGATGGACACCGTGATTGCCATCACCCTTGAGAATCGGATACCCCTTCTTGAGAATGACCCTCATGCCGTTCGACCGCCCCTTCCAACGTCGTTGCCGATGGTATGAGCACCGAAGTGTCGTGGGTCGTTCTTCGCATCCTCGGTCGCCCCCGAGGGACGTGTCGTCTGCTTGGGACCGTTGGACGGGTGGTTGGGAAGCATGGTTCCACCGCCTGATGTGTCTGCGTCGCCCTTGCCCTTCCTCTTGCGCTCCTTCTCACGCAGGAGTTTCTTGCTCTCGGATAGCATGTGGCGGAGTTGTTGAATGGTGGCCCAGTCGAATCGCTTCTGCAGGTCGGAGCCGGAGTGCAGGTCCTCGCTCGCCATGATTGGCATGGGTGGTGGAGGAGCAGAGGCTCCCATCCCCATGCCTGTTGTGCCTCCGCTCATGTTCAGATGTGGTGCGCCGGCGATGACCGGCGGGTTGATTGGTGGTGCCCTCATGGGCTTCAGTTTGGGCTTAGGCGCACCTCTGGTGGAATATCCGCTGATTTGCGGTATGGATGGTGATGCCGGTGTTCGGACCTGACCCTGCTGGACCCTGACCTGCTGCCTGCCTATCTGCTGCATGTACTTCCTCGGGTCCTCCAGCCTGAGAGGCTGCTTCGTCTTGATTCCCCTGTGCTCCATCTCGACTGCGAGGTGGGCCCTCCCGAGACCGGTTCTCTTGGTCTTGCCGCCCAGAGCCCTCGACTTGAACTTGGCACGACGGCTGGTGGCCGACTTCGGGTCGTATCCCCCGACAGGCCTCTTGAACTCGCCAGTGCTGGGTTTGAATTTCTTCTGAGCCTCCTTCTTACGCCTCTTGGCCCTGTCTTTTGCCTTGGACTTGAGAAGTTCAGACCAAGCATCGTCCATCGGCTCGCTTGTATATTTCATTTGGTCTTCATCACTCAAAGCAGGTGTAACACACATCATGTTATACGTATTTCGATAAGCATTCTCTATTTCTTCACAACTAGCATTTTCCGTCCATGAAATTTCTCTCATTAAATCTCTTGTCCAATTATCTCTTGCTGCTTCTGGATATCCTTCTGTAAGAACTAAGTCATTAGCGTATTTTATCTCTTCATTTAATTGATTTATCTCATACTCTCTTACTCGCTCAGCGCAATCACAATCTAAATTGCCGCCTCCCATGTTTACATCATCATCAACCATAGGAACATCATCTTGCACTGGCATCATTTCTTCTCCAGCACCTCTAGTCATTGATGGGGCAAGGTCAAATGATGAAGTAGGGGTTAATCCTTGTTTTAACAACTCGGACCAAGCATCGTCCATCGCCTCGCCCATGGCGACCATCTCACCGCGTGCGGCCCCCGGTCCCTTGGCTCCTCCTGCGAGGCTGGATAGGAAGCCGAAGTTCCCGGCAGCGCCTGTCTGAGCGTGAATCTCCCTGTCGGCGTCGACCTTCTTCGAGTCGTCGATGCCGTCCTCGTCGCTGTCGAAATCACGGAGCATGGATGGTCTCACCTTGATGTGCTTTCGTGAGCGTTCCTTCTTGGCCTGCTTCTCACGAGCAGCCTGCTTCTTCTCCTTCTCCTGCTCCTCGTACTTCGGGTCACCGGGATTGTAGTTGCCGTCACCGTCGTTGTTGCGGAACATCGTCGATGATTCAGAGCGCGGGTTGTAGATTCGGGTGTCCGAAGTACGTCCCATCATCCCCTCTGTCATTCCGATTCCCCCATGTGATACTTCGACGAGCGTGTTAGCGCACGAGCCACCCGTTCATAGAACTGTTTGACCATGGGTGGTTCCGTGAAGCAATCCCCCATGCCGTAGAACTCCTGCTCTATGAGAGGTAGAATCTCCCTCATCTCCTTCCTGATGGGGAATATAATCTCAGGCTCGTCACACTCGCACATGGTTCTCAGATTACCGACCAAGGTGGGTATCTTGGTACCGAACTCGAGCACGTGCAGACCGCTGTCACCCAAGTAGAAGTTGAATCTCTCGAAGAGCAGAGCAACATAGTCTAGGAAGAGAGGTAGTTCCTTCTCGCTGATTATACCGGTGTGGTTTGATTTGACGAGCGAGTGACCGGGATGCGACTGCTGCAGTAGGTCCTGAATCTGGATATACTGCTGCACGTCCCTCACAGGTCACCACCTGCCTGCTCGATGAGTTGGGCTCGTATCCTGCTCCAAGTCTCAGGCGACTCCTTCGACATCTCCAACTTCAACACGTTGATTGTCTGATTGACAGTGGTCTCGTTGGAGTCGCTGCCCCAGTCGTTGTTGAGTTTGAGCATGTCCTTGAGAGACTCCCTGACTTCCTTGTGCAGTGACACCGCGTCTCTCACGAAGCCGTCCTCATGGACTGAGCCCTCGGAGAGCAGTTCGCTCAGTTTGTCATTGAGCCTCTCGACGTTGCCTCTGAGTATGTCGAGTTCCTTGCCCACGGTGAGTGCGACCTCTACGGCAGCCGTTCTCTGGACGAGCGGTTGGAAGTGATGCTTCATGTGATGGTACACAGTTGACTCGGATACTTCCAACTCAGAAGCAATCTGTTCACTTTCACTACCATCCTGAAAGTAACGGGACTCGAACTCCGCTCGGTGCGGATGTGAGCATATCTTGCATGAGGGATTGGCTGCCATGTGATACTCACCCATGTGATTCCTGTAGTGCCTATCCGCCGTGTTGGCCCTCCAACCCATGTCTTTGTCCATCTGCTTGGCGGTCATGTCGCCGGACATCAGCATCTCCTCGAGTTCGTCCCTCTGCTCGCTCTGGCAGAAGGCGCAGGAGCGTTTCGTGATGCGTGCGCCACCCTCCATCAGAGGTACTTAAGGCAGCACGAAACATGAATGTTTCTTATCACATGCGTGATATACGAGCGTAAACTGCTGATAGGAATATCATCGAGCCGAAGAGTCCAACGAGGTAGAAAGTGGCCTCGTTGGTGGATAGTTCATTCGCTCTGAAGACGAGCACTCCGAGCATGAGAAGGACTAGGCTGATGAGTTGGACCATGACCATGTCGACGACCACGCTTCTCTTAGGCGACCATAGGTCTAGACCCATTGCTGCGAACTGGGATGGTATAGGCATTCCACTCATCATATCATCTTCCTCCTGTCAGTAGATTGCGTGTGAAGGAGCCTATCCCGGTTCCTACGTTCTCTATGAGATTAGGATTGGCCATAGCGGCATTGAGAGCCCCGGCCATCATGCTCTGATTGGCCATGGCGAGAACCTGCTGCCTCTGCATCTCTGCATTCTGTATCGCTTGATTGGATGAGTTCTGCATATTGGACAACTGAGCCATCACATTCTCGACCGATAGAGTCTGCAGGTCTTGAGGGAGGGATGTCACATCTAGTGTCATAGAACCGTCATCTTCGTCTATAGCGAATGTAGCGTTCTTGAGTATGTTGAGAACTGACATGCTGATGATGCTGGAGAGCATCTCCATCATGGCCGGCATCTGCGGGCTGACGATGAACTTGTCAATGGGTATGAGGGTCTTCAGCATGGAATCTAGAATCTCGGTCTCCGATGGAGGGGCGACTGGTTGATTGTAGTACTGGTTGTACTGGTCGCCGTATCCGGCCCCTGCGAACATGCCCCCCATGAGAGTCTGCGCAGGCTGCTGTGCACCCATGCCCATGCCCATGTTCTGCTGGGGTATCATCCCGGTAGGTGCTCCCGTCTGAGATAGATTCAACATGGTGCTTGGCATCTGCTGCTGTGGTTGATTGTTTCCGAAGCCGAACATCATTGCTCACCTACAGGTTGTTGCACGATGGGGGGTTGTTGATTAATTATCTGCTGGAAAGCAGGTGTCGGCTGCTGCATCTTGGCCAACTCGTCTTGGAATATTCTCAGGTCGAAAGTAACTGTGGTTATGTCGTTCAATCCCGTCATCGGATTGGTGTAGTGATTGATATTGATGCCCTTGGTGACTCTGGAGTCCCTCTCGAGCAACTCGAAGAAGGGCTCGTACTTGGCGAGCATCTCAGGAACCGGTATCTCGTCCTTCTTTATCGTGGAGACTGGAACCGTCACTATCGATACGCCTCTCCTGACCTTGTCCTTGAATCTCGATGGCTGCATCTCGTTCTCCCTCTCCTGCTCGGCCTCCCATTTGCACAGCAGGTGGTACAGGTGCAGATGCTCTGGGCAGTAGGTGCCTCTCATCTTCCTGCCGCTCGTGACGTTGTCCATGGCGAGAAATGCGGATGGCTCTCCTGTCACTGGATTCTGCCAGTACATCTCCCATAGGCTGCGACCCGTGTCCTCGTCGCATATCTTGGCGTAGAGGTTGTCGTGCTGTATGAGTTCGGAGCAGTTGCACCCATCGACCACGCATATGTTGGTCTGCTTGTTGTAGAGGTATTTCGAGCCCCATAGCCTCGCTGGGCTGAGCAGCCTTCTCTTCGCTGGGCGAAGTAGTTTGTAGGCCTGCCTGATATCCTTCTTACGGGCTTTTCTAGGGTCAGCGTGAGTGCTGGGATAGAAGTTCACCTTGGGAACCTCTAGATTCTTCTGCTCTGCCATCTGCTGCATCTGCTGCTGCGCGGCAGCCTGCTCCATGAGCGCTGCTCTGCTGAGTTGTGGATTGCCCTGAGCAGCCAGTGCCATGAGGTGAGCCTCGTTGACGACACCGAGTGACTGCTGAGGGTTGTGAGCCATGGGATTCGGAATACCACCCATCACGCCTGACCACCCTCCTTGACTGGGAGGACTTTGATGTACATTGAACTTCCGTCTGTGTCGAGCCTCCAACTCAAGCGGTCACCGGCCTCC